CTACGGTTTACGTCCGGTTTTCTTTATTACAGCCGCGGTTTTATTTATCTGTTTTATAGTGACCCTATTTTTTGTTAGCGAAAATTTTACCCCTGTTTCTAAAAAAGATGCATTATCCACCCAGCAAGTTTTTTCATCACTCAAAAATAAAAGGCTTGATTGATTACTGATCATTTGACTGGTCATCGGGTTTAAACTGTTATTTGACGATATTGCTAATCCGTTATTTAACGATTTAACCTCCTGCATAGGACTATAATATCGTGTCGCTGTTTGAGATTGTGGCAAGATATAGTCAAGCTCCCCCTCATTTGTTAATCGCCGCTCTACCTTTTGCACCACACGAATTTCTTTTTCTTCGTCGTCCATACCGAAAAAGCTTTTGGCTGATTGCCATATATCTTGTATTAGGTTGATTTTTTCATCGACAAAATCCAATATCTTTTCAACACAGCTCCACATCCATTCAAATAGGCTCACCACTGAATCAGAAACAAAAATAAAGATATCAATAATGGATTGCCCCCAAGCAATAAGATTATTAATCCCTATTTCTAGAGTCTGTATAAATTGGTTAAATGAGTTAGATATTAGATCCCATGCAGCAATAACAAAATCAGCAACAACAGTGACAGCCTCTTTTAAATATTCAAAGAATGATTGCCATGCCTGCCATATCGTCATGATCACACTTTTTAATACTGGGTATTTTTCTAATATACGGCCGATCATGGAATCGTTACCGTTAATAAAATTCATAATATCGTCATAGACGAGTTTAAAGGCGACACCTAATAAACCAATCACCGTTGCAATAGCAATAATAGGTAATGCCATGGCAAGTGTCGATGTGGCAGCAGAGATCATGACGGGTAAATAATAAATAGCAACAGCGGCGCCGATGGCGGAGAAAAAGCTAATCACAATATCTTTATTTTTCACACAAAAATCGACTAATTTATCAAACCATTCCATACCTTTTGCTAGCGTAGGAATAATCATATCTAAAAAGTTATTTTTGAATTGTGCCGCTAATTGACTAAATTTATGTATTGTGGCATTGAGTTGGATCGCACTTTCAATACTGTCGTCGTTGATACCTGAGAATTGTTTTTGTACCCCCATCGTACGCTCTAGCTCTTGACGACCTTTCATCATTAATTCGATGGTTTTATCATCAACAACACCTAATTTTTCCAGCTCTTTTTGGGCATCATCAAAACTCATATTTTTAACGTTATCAGCGACCTGTAAAAGCTGCTCTATGGGATCTTGCGTATCATCAAACGCAGTTGCCATAGCGGCTAAATCCGCTTGAGCAGCTTCTTTCGTGCCACCAATTGCAGCCATCGCCCCTGAAAAAGCGTCAATATCAATCGCCGCAACACCCATTTTTTTACTGAGTTTATCTAATGATTCGATTTCTTGAGAACGTTCAAGTGACGCAGAAAATACCTTTTGTAACGTCCCCATAATATCCGTTGCACCTATGGCGTTTAGGATAAAATCTTTCATTTTATCGACGGTTTGCTGATAACTTTTCCCGGTTTCATCAACACTACTGCTTAATCGACATTGAGCTTGAGCTTCTTCTATTGCCGCTTTAATACCTTGGGTTTGCATGGTGCTGATAAATTGATCGTAATCGGCACCTAGATTTTTAATCACCTCATCAATAACTAATTTATTTTCTTTATTTTTCTTTTCTGTCTCAGTTAATAAAGTTAATTCATTATTTAATGAAGCAAGCTGATCTTCCATTGCCTGATATTCAGCATTTAAATTCGCAAGATGACTTGCATCACTATCCACATCATTGCTAAGCAAATTTCTCGTGTAATTTAATACTGACATCGCATCTTTTAGAGCGTCAATGCTTGACGTAATTGAATGGATCTTCTCTTGTGTTTCACCACTATTTATTTCAATATTTATGGGCTCATCAAGCGATAAACTCGTCAGCCCCGTTAAGATATTTTGCAAAAAAGTATCAAATTCTTGAGTACTACTAAGTGCCGTTTTAACGATTTTTTGTATCGAATTTTCAACAGTTTCAGAGGCTTGAATAATTTCTTGGTTGTCCACCGAAAGGTTTATTTCAGGCTCCAGTGATAATTCGTTAAAACTGGTGGCTATTTCTTGAACAAAGGCAAAAAAGCGATTAATACCTGCTGATGCGCCCTGCTCTATTTTCTTCATTTCCTCAAGAATTTCGTTGGTCGATTTCCTGATATTATTTAATGCGTTATCAGATACCTCCGCGTCTAACGTCAGTACCTGACTAAATACGGGTAATAGCGACATTATCTCTCCTTGGACGCCGCTAGCGCCTCGTTATAACGATTGGTAATCGCAATTTCCCACAGATCAAAAGCTTCCTCTAAATCTATGGTTGTTTTGAGTTCTGTGAAAGAGGCGAAGCCGGCTGAGATGATGACGGCAAAGAAGCCATCAGCGTTTTTATAATCGACGGGAGAGAACCGCTGAGCTTGCCTAATAGGTATTGAAGGAAATTTTGGCTCCCGCCGTTGCCGAAAAAACTGGTGTTGTACTTTAACATTTCTAATTCAAGACGAATTAACGCTTCCCCATCAGGGACGTGATTATCAATTAATGTACTGGTTTTTAAATAAATTTCTTGGCCTTCTTTTTCTACAGCAACATACGCCATCATCTTTAACATGGCCTCTTTACTGACTTCATAATCACCGATTTTAGGGGCATTTGATAATGGGTATTTAGCCAAGATCTCTCGTCCAATTGTGGCGGGTAACCGGCTAATAATAAAGGTATGCTGTTGACGATCACTATCAATCACCGTGATCTCTTTTGGTTTAATCAACATATAAAAACTCCATAAAAAAAGGCGACCGAAGTCGCCATGATAAAAAGTAAGATTAATAATTAACGCGCTCTAACACGGTCAAAATCTTGGAAAATAAAAGTGTACTGCTTAGATTTAAGGCGTCCTACCCCTGCGACTGAATTACCTCGGCAACCGCCAGTAATACGTCCATTACGTGCCGTGGTAATAGAGCCATCTCCATAAGAAGCGACTAAAGTAATCACATCACTGGCAGGACGTCGTCCCCGTCTTGCCGTATTAGCATCAAACAAAATAGCTAGATTTTCGTCTTCTTCACTTCCCGCTAACACATTAATGGTGACCGTTTGAGGTGTTGGTGAAGACCAACTGACCAAATTACCATTAATATCTACCGCTGTTTGTGTAATATTAACTGTCGGTAAATCTAAAGGATCACCTTCATCAGAAAAGGTGGTGATCGGAATACCCGCTGGAAATGTTTTACTTGCTTGAATAATAAGGCTTAAGCCTGTTGCTGAAATATCGTTCATTGTTTGTTCCTTAAACTAAATTATGTGAGCCTTCAACTTTACGAACCCAATCGCCTTTACCGTAAATCAATACATATTTCATGGTGTATTCCGGTAAATTCCCTGGCCCTGTTTGTTCAACGATTTCAGCGTTGTACCAATAACCTTTGTTTTGTACATCGTGCCACGCTAAATCATCACCTGCCGCATCTGTAATTGCGATTTTTTGTACTTCTGTTAATGCCTTACCCGTTTGAATAGTGCCATTGTTTAATGCCTTTGTTACTGCACCAGCAATGATCATCATCGCTCTTGCTTCACCATCTTTATTCGCAGGAATACCGCGCGTTGACAGTAGTAAACTAAGCCACTGCTGTGCAATATACGCTTTTAGCCATTGCTCATTGGCATGTACGCTCATATCTACTGGATTAGCACCATTACCACATAAAAAGCCACGTTGATAGAAGCTGATCTCAGAGCCAGATACCGCCGTTTCACCATAATAGTTCACGCGCAATTTATCTAAGCGATCGGCCGCCATATCTGTGGTAACTTGCGATGGGAATGTAATACCAAATTGTCGATACATGTAATTTGTGGTGGCATTAGTACGCTCAAAATCTGTTGCTGCCATAATTGCCATAGGCAACGCTTGCACAAAAAAGTTTTCCTCGGTTTTTAAATTCAACCCTGTCGATGCTGTATTCATTAATGCCTTGCTGTACATTTCAGCTTGTTGATCTGGCACCGATAAATAAAGTTGGTATTTGACATTTTCACCTGCTACGTATTCAGCCAGTTCAACACTTTGCTCAATAGATAGTTCGGTTAAAAATGTTGCACTACCAAATGAGTCAGAAATAGCTTCTGCAGCCATAAAGGCTTCAAGGGCAGTCTGTGATGCATTACCCTCAGAAGTTTGTCCCTGACTTAACCCTAAGGCATCAGCAAGAGGTGAGTTGTTGACGCTAATCTGCGCTTTTTCTTGCACACCGCCGCTGATTAAGAAAGCACTATCCATAGCATTAAAAGTCACATAACAACTGGCAAATTGTGGCTCACTTTCAGCATTGAGTTTTGCTTGAATTAAAGATGCAATATCACTATAGGACGTCACGTCTTGAAGAGAGAGCTTGCTGATTTTTTTGGTCACATCGCCAATCACCAGCGTTAACTCACCCTCTTCAATCAGCTTTAATTTATCCAGTGTGGCAACCGGTCCACCAAAGAGTGTTGGCGCTCGTCCCATTGGCTCATAAGAGGCAATTTGTAGCTCTTTAGGCTTGCTGACGGGAGCCGGACTCACATAACTAAAATATTGGCGGGCAAATTGCGCTTCTGGAGAATCAGCTCCCAGAAACGCATCAACTTGACCAGAAGTAAATTCGAGTACTTTCCCTGCTGGAATTTTAGGGTTTGTTGAAAAAATACGTGCGGTCAGTTTACGCATTGGTGCAGTAGAGGCACCAATCACCGCACTCGCAATATCAACATAGCGTGTTTGTTTAATAGACATATTTATCCTTAAATACGAGATAGATTAGATATAAGTAAATGTGTAGCTGCAGTGTTTAGAGATAACGAGCTGGGAAAAGTGACATTAAAATCAAATGAAGGATTATGTTCATAGCTATTTCCTTCATTAATTATTGGCGCACGCCTAATTTCTGTCGCACGTTGTATACCTATTCCTTTTTTTCTCATTGATTCAATAAAAGGTAGCGAATGAATGATCATTCGCGTTGTTCTAATTAAATCACCTGCAGTAAAATCAGATTGTTTTTTAGTAAAGCTCTGAACTTGATAAGTTAACTCAACAAGTTGTTGTTCAGTGTGATTGGCATTATTACCTTGAACATCATAACTTCTTTTCTGCCAACCTTGGCTCACCTCCTTAATAGGAAAAAACATAATAATATTATTATCAGTGATTTCTTCCGGTTGATATCCTGTAATAACTTCAGCATTGATATCTGTTTTTATTAATTGTTTTATTAATTGCTCTCGAATAGCTTTATTAATATCATTATCATTCATTTCATCTCCTTTATTTTACACTCCTTTTTAATCACTTTAATTAATACACTCTTGGCGAATATAATCTTGTAGACCTAAGATGATGGACTCTGACTGAGCAATTCTTTCTCTGAGTATCCAATAATTTCGGATAGCGGCGTCAGTAGGTCTGGCGCGGGTTGCATCATCCACGCGGGGGGTGGAATTGGCGTCGTTTGTTGCACAACTGGCTCTGATGTACACCCGCTCAGGATCACGCTCAGCATAACTACGCAACCGGTTAATTTCGCTCTTGGCACTGGTTAACTCCTGTAAACGTTGAGTATCCATTTGATATAATTGCTTTATTCTTAATTGATAGTTTTTGTTTTCTACAATCTGTTGCGTCAGTGTTTCATTAATTTTCACATATTTTTGTTTTAATATTTTATTTCTATCAATAACCCAAAAAAGTCCAGAAATTAAACATAACATAATGATTATTATGATTTTTGTAAGATAGTTCATAATAACAACCAAGCATCTTCAAATACTTTTTTGGCATAGGGTTGATAACCCAGTTCAATATTAATAATGGCTATAGATAAAGATATACAAACTTTTTTTATTTGGGTATCAATAGGTTTATTACTTTCAATCCCTATTTCTTTTGATACGCGCTCAATATAACCTAATGTATTATTCTCATTAGGTGGTGCATAGCGATAAATAATAGATTTAATTGTATTTAAACCATATTTATTTTGATAGGTTTGAATTAATTTATAAATTGCTCTGATGCCATATTCTGGTGAAATAAATTGACAAAAATCTTTATCTGTTTGCGTGCTTGCCAATCCTTGCCATTTTGTACCATGGCGTATATTACCTGGGTTATTATTACGTTCACCCCGCGCTATTTTAGCCATTTTTAACTCCTATTTTTCCTTATAAGAAGTTTGCTTACAGGTTCAATGCCTACATAACCAATAAAGACACTGGCTAAGTAAGCAAATTGATGATTAATACTAAATAAAAGGAGAATATCTTTGATAAACCAAGCAAACATTGCACACATCAGTCCATCTAAAAAAGTTTTTTTCCATCCTCCTGCGTTATATAAACTTCGAAGAATAGCCATTCCCCCAGCGAGTAAGGCTGATATACCTTGCTCTTTCATTGAATAAAGAACAATGCATATTTGTTCCCATAGATCTGGATTTTCTTTCATTATTTCTTATGGCTGACCTCCAATCAGAGGAAATGTCATTAATAATATATTCATTCTTCATATCTAATTTTAATCACAAGGCTAATATGAATATATTGACGGTTTTATTTATCTAATAAATTAGATAAAAGCGTAGTATAAAAAATGCCATAACATAAACCTATTGGCAGTGAGATCGATTAACTCGCCAAGCTTATATAATGGTCAGTGTGATAGTGATAAATATTGAAAACAAAAAAGCCCCACTTCAAAAGTGGGGCTTCTTAGATTTTGCTGAGAGCTTGTTAGATACAAATCTCTCACTGTGGAGTTATAGTATGCTTATTTTTCCTTTAAGTCAACAATATTTTTTCATAAAAATAAATAAAAATAGAAAATTATTATTTTACAGTAACTTCTTGTAGAAATTTATCTGATAAAGACTCTTCTTTAAAGCATTCCGCCACTAAAAAATCAAATAGCGGTTTATAATGACTATAAGCAGCCGTTTTTGAAATACTCACCACATGTTGCAATTGTTGTAAGACTTCGCTGAATTTAAGGCGAGGATAACCGCGTCCAGCACATTGGCGACAAGGTTTAAATACGGCAACTCCTTGTAATTCAGTCTGTTTTTTATCAACAATTTTTCCACGTCCATGGCAACGGCATGCTAAACGAATTTCCGCTTTACCTTTGCATGTAGGGCAAATAACGCGTGTTACTTCCCTTACCTCTCGAAAAGAAGGTTTATTTGATGAGGTTGTTTTTAGATGAGGTTTGGCATTTTGAGTAACCTGCTGGGTTGTTTTTCGACCATGGCATTTGGTGGTAAAAACTTCAACTTCGATAAAGCCATCATCACAATCAGGACATGCTCTCTTGCTGGCTGCACTTCTGGCATAATCCTGAAAAGCATATTCAGCGATAATATGTAAAACTTTAGCTTTATCATGTTCAGCTAACTTATCAATCATCTTATATTGGTTAACTTGAGTTAATGCACATTGATACAGGCTTTCTATCGCTTCTTCGGGACGGTTAATGTGGTGTTTCGCTAAAAATAGCTCTATTCCCATTCGCCCTTTACGTGTCGCTAAGCTTATTGAAGCCATTACATCCGTAATGGATAATGAATCAACAGCTTTAGGCGTTCTAACATCACTTAATACAACACTTTTTGGAGAAAAATACTTAGGTAAGTCAGCTAATCTCATACAATATTCCCTTTGATTTACTGTCACGACTTATTTGCTTATCCATATCCCACAACAAGTTAGGGGCACTTACATGCCTGCTTAAATCACCATTAGCGTATTGATGCACTCAATGCTATTTTATACTCAACCTATCCGTTATGGTTAATTTAGTTAACAAATCATGTTTAACATACTTTTATTAACTGTTAGTTAATGCTAGTATGTAACTAAAGTCACGTCAAGATAGAAAAGGAAATTAACTAGTGGTTAAAAATGACTATAAGTTAGCATTCACAAAAAGACTACAAGAAGCCTGCCTAGACTCCGGGATTGCGGGTAGAGGGTTAGGTAAAAGAATTACAGAGGCATTGGCTAAACAAGGAATAAAAGTCAGTGCGCCTGCTGTCTGGAAATGGTTAAATGGTGAATCCGTTCCTGACTCAACGAATATTTTAGCCTTAAGTCAGTGGCTAGATGTTCGAGCTGAATGGTTAGAATATGGCAGAGGCGCCAAGAAAAATGATGGCATTTCAGTTAATGAAATAATGCCTGTTAATGATTGGGATAATAGTACTCCTATAGAGCGAGATGAAGTGGAGATCCCATTTTATTCAACAATTGAATTGGCCGCAGGTTTTGGCAGTTGTACCACTGATAATCAAAAGGTGGAATTATTGAGATTCTCTCGTTCTACATTTAATCAATATGGTGTACAGCCAAGTGATGCTGTTGCTTTTAAAGTGCATGGCGACAGTATGTCACCGGTTATTCCTGACAGCTCCATTGTAACCATCAGTACAGGGCATACTAAAATTATTGATGGTGGTATTTACGCTATTCAGCAAGGTGACTTGTTAAGAGTTAAAATCTTGCACCGCCTACCCAATAATAAAATCATTATTCGTAGCTATAATACGATTGATTATCCTGATGAAGAATCAACCTTAGAAGAAGTAAAAATCTTAGGGCGTGTTTTTAATTGGTCGGTGATGGGCTGGTGATCGCTTTAGGAAAAGTGAATGAAAAAGTGAATAGTGCTAACACTAGGCTTACTGCTATTCACCGTTAAGCCTAATGTTAGCTTTTTTAAATACAATAGCTCACAAGATCAATAATCCTAGACCACGTTTTACTTCATCAAGCTTTTGTTGAGTCACTTCTTTCGCTTTATCGCTCCCTTCTTTGATCACTTGTAATAAATAAGCTTTATCATTAATAAGTTGCGCTCTTTTTTCACATATTGGTTGCAGAAGCTCTTGTAAGATATCATTAAGCATAGCTTTGCATTTCATATCACCAAGTCCTCCTCTTTGGTAATGAGCCTTCATTGCTGTCACCATGGCTTTATCTTGGCAAAAAGCATCTAAATAGGTGAACACCACATTACCTTCAATATGACCTGGTGATGCAACATCAATATGTTGCGGATCGGTATACATCGAATAAACCGCTTTTTTAATTTCATCGGCTGTGGATGATAAATTAATCGTATTACCTAAGGATTTAGACATTTTCCCACTACCATCTGTACCGGGTAAACGACCGACTTGCCCTACTACGACCTTACAACTTGTCAATACGGGTTGTCCTATTAAGCTATTTATTTTGGTGACGATTTCATTGGTTTGCTCAATCATAGGCAATTGATCTTCTCCTGCGGGCACAATATCTGCACTAAATGCAGTAATATCCGCCGCTTGACTGACAGGATAGGTTAAAAATCCCGCCGGCAATGAACGAGAAAGATTTTTTTGCAAAATCTCATGTTTTACTGTTGGATTACGCTCTAAGCGAGATACTGTGACAATATTTAAATACAGCATAGTCAGTTCTGATAAAGCCGGTAGTGCGGATTGTAAGCATAATGTGGAAAGTTTCGGATCAATACCAACAGCTAAATAATCAGCCACCACATCAAAAAGAAATTTACTGACCTTTTCAGGTGTTGAGCCATTATCGGTTAACCCTTGCATATCAGCCATTAAGATATATTGTGTCGCTTTATTCTGAAATTCGACACGTTGCTGAAGAGAGCCAATATAATGACCAAGATGTAAAGGTCCAGTGATCCGATCCCCTGTTAAAACTATCGATTTATTTTCAGTGAGATATTTGTTCAT